CTTTCATTTCCCTACCTACTGCTATGGTAGATATTTCTGCTGCCATGTAATTTTTATATGCCAATGCATTTAAAGTGATCCTGATTTTATGCCTATCCATAGGGATTAACCTTTGCATGTGATAATTAAATTGACTGCACCCTGTAAACTGCAGGTAGGTAGGATAGTTCTGTATAGATGAGGTATCAACCCTAGCCATAGTATGTGTAGCTATAACTGCATCCCCATTTGCCTTATCTAACTCTTCTATTAGCATATCCGATCCATATATACCAAAAAAACTAATATGATCCGATATGTCAAATTCAAGCTCTAATACTATACTTTGATTATACACCTCTGTAGTAGTACTAAAATAATAATCTGTAAATGCATACTCATTTGTTTTATATAGAAATTGCCATTTACTATCATTTGCCAAAGGATCAGTATCATTTGCATCCTCCATTGATAGATAGATGTTATTTACTGAACCTACAGATACCCTATCCCCATTCCTATAAGTTCTACCTGCATCAAATTCTAGGTACTCTATGATTTTCCATTCATCCGGTGCTGCATCTGCAGGATGGGATGTGTTACTATCTATAAGAGATTTAAAGATCACCCCTATATAAACACTATCCTTTTCTGTAACTTTTACTATGTCATTTGTATTGTATGTACCTGCTACCCACTCTGTATATACTGCATCACCTCTTGGTATATTTGATGAAACTATAGTTATTGGCTTAGATGGTACTGCTATCATGCTCTGATCCCCTCGTATGGATTTAAACTCTGTGTACTTACTGTATTCTGATCTGTTAATAATCTCTCGTTATCATTCCTCAAAAGTTCCTCCTGTACTGCTGCTGTCCTAGCCTGTTCTGTTACTAAATTACCTAAACTAGCTAATATCCCACCTAGTGTACCGTTACGCTCTGTATCTAACTGTATCTTTTCACCCTCGAATGCAAAAAGCTCATCTAGGTTACGAACTACACTCTCATTAAATTCAACCGTTTCCGGCAATAGTGTTTCGTTTTGTTCTATTAGCTTTTCATACATAGCTGCTGCTTCTGCATTTATCTTAGCTATGGTTGCAGCACTTGCAGAAGTACTCTTGGTACTTGCAGCTATTTCCTCTCTAAGTTTAGGTGCTTCCAACCCTTGAACTAATGCATTTGCTTCTGCTAATCCGGTGTAAAAATCTTCTTTTGATCCGGATGTAGCACCTAACTGTTTAGTGTAACTGTTAAATGCACCCCCTATTGCATCATAATCCTTGTTATTTACTGCAGTAAGTAGGCTGCCCATATACTGACCTACAGTAAACCCTTGCAACGCTCTAAATGAATTGTAAACACTATCTTTTAAATCTACAATAGTACTTCTAAGTTGGTTAGATGCTGCTACCTCTTTATTTATAGCACTTATCCTAGCACTATGTGCTTCTGCACTTGCACTTGCTGCTGCATTAGCTGCTTCAATCTGCTGTGCTGCCCATTTATCTATTTTGGATGAGATAGCATCATTCCCTACAGTTTCAAAGTTTCCTATATCGGAATAGATACCACCGGATGTAACAGGTTTTTGTGTTATATATGCACTTTGTGCTTCTCTTAGTCCGGCTATAGTCCGGTTGATAGCACCTACTGTATCATCAAATGCACCTGCCAAAGGCAATAGCTGCCCATATAGCCTAGCACCTGCATCTGTGGTAATGTCTATGCCCTCCATTAATGATCTAAACTCATCATTTGATCTAGGCATTTGAACATTTAGCCTAGTAAATTCATTATGTAAAAGATCAGTACTCATTTTGATCTTCTCTACATCTGTATAGAATAAATCTTTAAATGTTTCCATAGATGCTGCGAACTCATCTATCCCCCCTGCTGCCATAACCATAGTATCTGTAAGTTCTGCTATTTTTTGTTCTGCAGTAACGAAATTTATCCTTAGTCCAAATAACCCTGCACCGGTCTTTTCAAATGATCCTGTTACCTCATCAAAACCCTGTCCTACATAGCCTAAATGAGTAGTAGCATACTCATACTGTACTGCTACCCTGCCTAATGTTTCTATAGCTTCCTCACCTACAGTAGCTAAATCTAAAACCCATGCTGCAGATTTTTCGATCATAGCATTTAGATCATTCCCTATAGCACCGGTTATCATAGCCTGTATTTCGTCTTGACTTTTACCCTCAAAATCAAGTTTGTTTAGCGTACCCTCAAAACTTGATAGTATCCGTTCTGCACCCTTGATCCCTAAAACATCTGTAGCATCTATGATCGCTGTCATACCACTTTTGTATGCTGCATTGATACTATCTATGGTAGCCTGTTCTGCAGGGGTTCTTATTGTGCTTGTAGTAGTTTTGCTGCTAAGTCCGAACCATGAGGTTTTAGTTTTCTGCAATACCTCTACCATATCTGCAGTAACACCACCTAATGCGCTAAATTGCATTTCTACACCTGTGAATAGGGTTTTTACATCTTTGCCACCCCATAACCCACCTAATGCACCTGCAGTATAGCTATCTTTATTTTTAAAAGAGAATGAACTATCTAACCCTATAGCTGCCTTACCTGCTTGGGATACCAATAGGGATAAATTCTCATACATCCCTTTAGAATAATCTAACCCTGTTAATAGCGTTTTATCTATACTCTCTAAAAAATTATCTATACCCTCTGTTTGTGGATCATTTATAACACCGTTTTGCTCTTGCCAATCTTCTTTACTAATAGGTTCTGATCCACCACCACCCAATAATCCTAATCCTACCATTAATGCTAACATAGCTGCAGCACCATACCAACCACCGGTTTCACCACCCTTAGCTACTGCTGCAGGTGCAGATTTTAATCCTGCTGCTGTACTATCTGCTATGCTTTGTGCTGCCATTTTAGTAGATGCACCCATCATAGTATCTACTGCACCACCTATTAGAGAATTAAATGAATTTCCGAACATAGAGGTTAGCTTCTCTTTTGCCGGTTCTATGAATATATCCATCATATCTTCATATAGTCCTTTTATAGCACCCCTAAAATCACCACCCAATAAACTATCTACTAGATTATCACCCATATCTTTTAGCTTTTTGCCGGTATCTAATGCTGTCTTATTTAAAAGTCTTGCTTCTTTTGTCTTAGCTTTTATTAGATTTATTTCTAACTCTAATAGTTTCTTTTTAGCTTTTGGATCATTAGCACCTTGCTTTTTAGCAAAATCATACGCTTTTTTCTGTTCTGCTACTGCTGCTGTAGCTAACATTAAATTTTGCTCTGTTAGATCACGCTCTGTAAGTAATATCCCCTGTCTTGCTACCATTAGATTTAAATTAGCTATTGCTAATTCTGCTTCCTGCATAGTTAATGCAATCATATCTCTCTTATATTTGTCTAATGCTTTTGCAGCACCGGTTTTCTTCTCATCTGCAGGATCATTACCTCCCTTAGCTTCCCACTTAGTACCATCTTTTTTTAGCCTATTTAGTATTTCTATCTTAGCTACCTGTGCAGCATATATATCACCTATCTCTTTTTGTACTGATAATTCACCCCTGCTGCCTTTTAGAGCTGCTTCTACTGCTGCTACTGCTTCCTTATCCGTTTTAGCTGCTCTAATGCCCTGTATGAGTTTGTATTCTGACTTAATAGCCTTATTTCTTTTCATTACAGTTGCATAATCATCTTCATTTAGCGCATGTATCTCTAATTTCTTTTCTGCAATAGCTATATCTTTTTGGAGTGCTTCACTATCTAAATTTAATTGGTTTCTAGCTGTGGTTAAAAGTCTATCTTTAGCTTTTTGTGCAGCATCCCCTTTAGCACCACCGATCATTATCAACTTCTCATAATGCGCAAAGGTTGCCTTATCCTTATCAGATAATCCGGATGCTTCTTTACCCATCAAGCGATTTAACTCAAATTTAGCCTTACTAGCATATAAAAACCCTAGCTGTACGCTCTTTATTACTATAGCTACTCCATCAAGGGATTTTTTTAACATAGCTGTAAGGTCTATCCATGCTGTCATACCACCTAAAATAGCACCTATACTGTCATAGGTACTGTCAAGGGATGATTTTATATTAGTTAAACCCTCCATAGTAATAATAGTGAATGCTTTAGCTTCTGCATAACTCTGTTGCCAATTCTCTATGAACTCATCCATATTTTCTAATAGAAACTGCTTGATAACTTTTGAATATCTTTTAATATCTTCAAAGAATGGGTGCATACTCTGTTTTCGTATCTCATCCAATGTAGCGCCTAATTGCGCCATAGATTTAGTATAGGTATCAACCGTTTCAAGGTTTTCAAATGGTTTCAAAAGTCCTAGCAAAAGATCAGATAAACCCTCTGTGGATTTTTTAGCATTCTTTACTGCAGCATTTGCTTCTTTAGGTGATCCGAATAGTACCAATGCCAATAAACTATCAGTAGATGCATTTCCACTCATAATAGATCGTATCTCTTCATTTACCTTATTCATTTCCATACCCATAGCTGCACCTAATCCACTCATACGCTGTGTAAACTGTATGGTATTGTTAGATACATCCTCAATACTTTTACCAAAAGTGCCGTTAGCTGTAATGGCATGTCCTATAGCCTGTTGATAGAACCCTACCATCTGTTGAAAGGATGCCGGTGTTAGGAGTGCAGCTTTTTTAATATCATCCATAACACCACTCATTTTAGCCTGTACTGCTATGAACTGATCGTATGATCCTACCTCATCACCATTTAGTTTAATCATCTTAGTTTTTGCAGTAACAAGTGCAGATATACCCAACGCTTGATCTTCATACTGTTGATTTAGCCTTACACCTGCTACAATGATCTTATCAAATGCTTTATATACAGTATATGCTGCTACTGCTACAGTTTCCATCCGTCTAATACTTCTAACCATATTATTATTTAACAGTTGGAAACTTTGTGCTGTTGATTTAGTGTGTTTGGAGATTTTCTTTAGTTCTTTTTCAGATTTTTTGATACCTTTTTCAAGGTTCTTAATATCCAATTTGAGATTAACATACATATCACCTACATTAGTTGCCATGATAACCCTTTTTATTTAATGGGTTATTATAGCATAGGTTTCATATATGATTTTAGATCGCATTTTTTTATAGGTTTGAAGTTTCCTATAGTCATATACTCTTCATCTTCATTTTCTTTTACTTTTGCTGCTTTACCCGAAAAGATAAAATCTCTTGGAGTAGCTTTACCACCTAATGCATTTCTTACTGACGATATAAGGATAGCTAACTGTACCTCTTCTACTGCAGGTTCTTTATGGGTAAAGTAACTTAGCCATGCATTTAACTCATCTTTTGTTAATAGATCATTTAAATGTCTTACAGGGGTAGATAGCGTTTCTGCTACCTTATGCAATAGCTTTTCATTATGTGTTAGCTCTCTAAGTTTCCCTCATTATCTACCATACTACTTGCTTCAATTACTTTCAAAATTTCTACCATAGCTACCTGCACATCTGTATCCATAGCTCTTAGTTCTTTTGCAGTAATTACAGGATCAATTAACATCTTTTCGATCTTCTCATATTTAATATCACTACCTGCTTTTATATTGTAGTTTTGCCCATCTTTTTTAACATCTTTTAAAAGTCTTAGGTTATAAGCATCATCTTCTGCAGATGTAAGTTTACGATATGTGATCTCATAATCAAGGCTTTTGATATATGCCTTTAATTCCGGATGCTGTTGAAATTTTGCGAATGGATTTTCGTTTTTAGTTGTTGCCATAGTTGTATCTCCTATACAGATTAAATTTGAGTTGTTACACTCTAAAGAGGTGTAGTATAGGTACACCCCTTTACAATGTAAACTGCTGCAGGGGTGTACCCCCTACATTTGACTATGCACTACCTGCTATTGCAGCACATTTGTTTTGCGTACCGGTTAATGAAATAGTAGAAGAGTAAAGTACTGCTTCATCCATAGCGATAGAAATACCATCACCACTAATTACACCTGTGTACCAAAAGATCGTACCGGATGCATCTGTATCACCTAATGTAGTATCTGCATTTGCTAACTCGAATGCAAAAATTACAGTATCATTTGCTTCCATAGCATCATATAATGCTGTTTGTCCTGAAATATCATCCGGATCCAATAACATACCTACTGTTACCTCTCCTAGTTTCATAGCACCTGCAGATTTAAGAACATCATTTGATGATAAACATGAGTATTCTTTAATATCCCTAGTTCTCGTAATTTCTCCTAAGTCCTGTGGGCATAGTACTTGCTTTCCTGCCTTGATAGCTGTTACTGCTGCTGTGCAATCTGCAAAAGGTGTTGCCGGTACAGGTAGAACATACAAAATAGTTCCCTGTGCATTGATTAAGTTATTTAAACTTCCTGCCATAATCTGATCTCCTTAAAGTATTTTTGTATGCCCTATACACATCATGCTATTATTGTACCATAATTTTATAGATACTCTAATGCCATACTAGCGATAGTTTCTGCCTTATCATTTCCATTGATAACCTGCCTTGCACCTACATAATCTGCTTCTATTTCATTAATAAACCGATCTATAGATGATCCGGTAAACAATCCATCTTTAAACCCCTTAACTAGGATGTATGCTGCATACTTTGGATATAAAGCTAAATCCGGATGTTCTACTAAATCCACATGCAATAATTTACCGAATATTTCATAGTTACTTTTCCATGTGACTTGAACATACCCCCTGCCATAAAAAGGATAGTATCTAAGGTGCTTTGATCTCCATTTTTCAGAAGTCCAATATGCTTCTTTTACAGGTAGCCATGTATGATTAGTTTCCCATGCTACAGTAGCTAAGATGTACGCTATCTGCTCATTCATTATAATGCCCTGCGTAATACATTCTACTCTAATGATCCGGATCGCTTCTGCTTTGATCTCTTCTTTTGTCATCTATATTTCACCATCTGCTGTATAAATAATTTACCGGAATGGTGCAAATCACCTCTCATCACCCACCCATCTGCTAAATGATCCTCTATGATCTTTTCAAGTCTTATACTATCTGCTTGGTGTAATATTAAAACCTTATCTACTTGCTGTGCCATCTTTACCCTCCAAAATGTCTATTCTTTTGCTAATGTGATCTAATGCAAAAAGTATCTCATCTTTTGCCATTAGCGTATCATGTTTCTTTTGTAGTTCTACTCTTGGTACTACCTCATCCTTTAGATCAGATAGCTTTATGCTGTGGTACTGCTGCATAACAAATACAATAGCTACTGCAGCACCCATAAATATTTTATTCCAATCTATTTTATTATTCATATCCATTTACCCTAAAAGTTATTATTTGCCTATACTTCAAAGTTATATCCTCATACACCTCATAGTTTCGCACTCCTGCAGCATTAAAGGATGATCTTATAGCTGCTATCACCTCATCCTTAATAGCTACACTATCAGAATACTCTTTAGCAAATACATCTATCTGCACTTCCATATCTGAACTATGTCTAATCCCACATAACCCTGCCTGTTCTGCATCGCCTATAACAGTATATACTACTGCACTATGTTGGGTATCCTGTGGCATTACTAATGGGTAAATCCTATTCGATACCAAAAATACACCATTCTTTAAAGCACTATATAAATCTCTTCTAAAACCCATCTAAAACCCCTTTTTCTCTAAATACTCACCTAATCTTTTAGCCATAGCCTGCTCTACTCCTGCTGCAGCTATAGCAGGTCTTAGGAAAGGTCTTGCTGTAGTCCACCATGCCGGATCACCATACCAATATGGACTGTCACTTCTACCACTTTTATAGCTTGGTTTCTTTAGTGTAGCAGGTGCATAAGGTTCTTTACCTTTATAATCTCTATTTCCGTATGTACCGAACTCGATCCACATAGCAGGATAGCATTTATAGTTTGTAGCACCTGCTTTACCTAATGCTACCTTTTCTTTTCTATCAGTTAATGCTTTTAAGGAATGCTCATACCCTGCAATTACAGATACTTTAGATACGAATTTTTTTGAGGTTTTACGATTTTTTGCTTTAATGGATGCCCTCATACATGCCGGTGCTTTAGCTTTAGCTGCTTTCATAACAACTTTAGCACCTGCAGTAAGTGTAACCCCTGTAGCATTCTTTTGTATCTTCATAGGTGCTTTGTCAAATCTATCTAACAGTTTCTTTAGCTCTTGTTTATCTATTGTTAAACTAAAACTCTCTACTGCCATTTTAAACCCCTATGTTATTGGATGTGCATTATCGTGATCGTATTTTTCTGCTACATTGAAAGTTAAAAAAATATTTCTCTCTTCAAAGTTTACCGGAAACCCTATTAACTCAAATATCCTATTATCAAATACTATCCTCATAGTACTCTCGATCCCCTCAATGTATCTGATCTTTATTTTATGTGTTTGGGTAGAATTTAGCTGCTTTTCTGCGAAATTCTCTCTACCTAATAAAGGTCTTATTTCTGCATAGGCATTAGCAAAAAGCTCATATCCTTTAATGGGTTCTCCTAGATCATCCGGTGCTTCGATATATCTCTGTATCTGCACCAAATGCCTTAGCTTTCCTGCTTTCATACTCTACTCTTCCAAATAGAGGGTAAAGCGTACTGTACCCAATCCGGCATGAATTTAGGTTCACCAATATTGATAGCTTCTCTATTCTCATACAGGTGTGCAGCATAACGATATATGATCGTTACTAGATTTAGAGGTATATTATCTGTTGCTAAGTACCCTGCTTCAAATTCTAGGGTATCACCCTGTATAGGTATAGGGGTAACATACCCTCTATGCTTATCTACAGTTTCTAATATATCTTCTGCTGCAGCATTCGTAAATACTACTGCAGATATATCCTGTCTTGTAGTGTTAAAATATCTTCTATTCGTTTTGCATGTTTCATAGTCCAATATAGTTATTTTATACTTTGTCCTAAAAATATCTGTATCCGAAAAGATAGATATAGCATCTATAGCACCTGTAAGGTACATGAGGATGGGTTCATCTTCAAGGCTATGCATTATCCTAAGATGGTGTTTAAATCCTAGTAATAGCTCTGTGGGTACACCGGAATAGTCTATATCAGTTTTATCTATCATGCTATCCTGCCTTTATTTGGGTTTTTAGGATCGTTACCTCATCAAAAAGCTCTTGTAATGCTTCTGTTACATCACTCTCGATAATTTCTACATCACCCTTTTCACCCTTTTTACCCTGCTTACCTCTTTTTGTAAGTAGCTTCCATCCTTTAGATGGTATTGTAGTTTCCGGATCAGATGTTTTAAACCATGAGTTATCATTGAACATAACGATATTACCTTGATGGTACTCACCTTTAGGATCATACAATCCTTTATGCTCTATTTCTTTTGGCGCTTCTATAATTAGTTGGTAGCTATGGTTTTTCCTTGATGGTGGGGTATCGTTATCATCCATAAGATTTAGCCATAGTGAATTATTCCATTTTACAAATACACCCCTATCTACATTTTCCATATTATAGTTTACTGCTTTAGGTAAAGTTAGCATCACCTCTTTAGCATCCACTTTTGCTATAGCACTTCCTAGATCATCTGCAGCTTTTTTATTTACTACTCCTATTTCTTTAATGAGAGATACCATATCAGTCTGATATTTTTTAATCTCATCTGCTGCAGCTTTTTTTACTGCTGCTACCTCATCCTTAAATTCTTTTCTGATCTCTTCAATGGTTTCTGCATTTGCTTTTGCAGTAGCCATGAGGGGTTCATCATCATAGGTTGCTGCCTTGATACCCTCTAAGAGTGCCTTAGCTGTATCTTCTCTCTTTTGTTCTGCTTCTGCGATTAATTCTAAAACTGCTGCATCATCATAGGGTGTAAACTCTTTTACCTGTATATCAATAGCATTTAGCTTTTCATTTACCGGTTTCAACTTTGCTACAATAAGATCACCTACATCTTTTATAAATTCCAATGCATTAAATTTCATTTGTATATCCTTTTAGTAAATCTTTTGCAGTATCGTTATCTATATCCCCTGCAGCTTCATCCTCTTTTTGTTCACCCTGTACCTGCCCATCCATAGTAGTACCCACTTTTACCATTTGTGCTTGGAGATATATATCATCACCATGATCTTTAGGTTTTAACCCCTCTTTAGCTCTTGCTTCATTTGGAGTATAGATAGCACCCTGCACCCCTTTAGATAATCCATCCATTCTACTTTTAAAATCACTTCTCAAAAGATAGTCTGTATCAAAGTTTATAAACTCACCTGCAGGTAAATTAAATAGATCATTTAAACTCTCTTCTATGTGATCTAAGATAAACCCTAACCCCGAACTGATCCAAAACTTCATAAGAGCTTCCACATTATTAAAAGTACTGTTATCCATAGAACCGATCAAAGGCATAGGTACTCTAAATACAGATGCTATATCCATCTTACTCATTTTGTAAGTATTTATAATTTCTGCATCTACTGCACTCATACTCATCTTCTCAAACTTTAGTCCGTTTGTTAGAATAGGAATACCACCGGTATTTAAATCCTTAGTCTGTTCATTAAACCTCTCTCTTAGCTGTGTAGTTTGTTCACCTGTCAAAGTCATATCTGTAGTAACTACTCCGGATGGTCTTGACATATTGTTAAAAAACTTATTTTCATGCCCTTGAATAGAGTTACCGGTATCTACTGCTACCATAGCTGCAGTTAATGAAGTGATCCCTATCAATGGGTGACTTCCTGTATGCATTTTTGTATGTAAAACATTCCTACTAGGTAGTAGCCTATCAATATCTACCAACTCATTACCCTCTACAGAATAGTAAACATCTTTTGCATCTATAGAAACATAAGGTTGCATCTTCTTTTGTGGGTAAAGAGCTTCTATCTCATATCTGTTATTTCGTGTTGCTACTCCAAAACCGTTACCCTCTAAAAGTAGCTGCCTTACAAAATTTAAAAAGAAGTCTGATTTAGTTTGGAATGGATTAGGTTTCCTTAGCACCCTAGATGCTGCAGATGTAGTTACCTTTTTAAACCCACCCTCACCATCATCTTTAAAATGGTGTATGGGTAACATAGCTACAGTTTCAGATATTGTACCTATACATGCTTCTACAGTAGTATTATCCCCTATAGCATCTACCTGTATATCTTTTTGCCAATAATCCCATGCAAAATTTTCCGGTGGGGTAGCTGTGCAGGTAGTAACACCCATAGGGTTAGATATACCCTGCAGGTTAAATGCTTTTGCTGCCCATCTTTGGATCAAGTTCATACTAACCCCTTTTTATGGTGTAGCTGCGATTATCGCTGCCTTTAGTGCTGCAATAGTCATATCTGTAGTATCTATTCCTAACCCCTGTGCTTCTGCGATTAATCTCTGTTTTTCAGTTGATGGTGGGTTAGATCTTCCTGTAGTAACATGAACATAACCATCATCTAAAACTATAGTTAGTACTGCTGCATTTATGAATAGTGCTGCCAATGCCGGATCATTAGAGCTATAACTTGCACTACTAGATGCAATCATAGGATAATCTGTACCCCCTACACTTAACAGTAGGTCTTGCATGTGTAAAGGTTTTGCATCAAATGCTACCCATGTTTCATTTTCAAAACTATCAATAGATACTACCTCTACACCATCAAAATCTGTATGATCTATACTCCCCATATCATCCTTACCGTACCCTATCCATCCATCACCATCTGTACCACATGTTACTGAAAATGTAGCCTGTACCGGTTGTGCAGAATTATATTTTAATTGCTTATCTGCTATATCTGCAGGATCAACTACACCACTTGGGGCATGGTAAAGTTTCCTAGTACCATCTTCTGCTAAATCTGCATTATCATCCATACATTCGTAAAGATGGTATCTTAAAGGCTTTGCTACGCTATCACCTACACCACCTGCATCTAGTAACCCTGTAACACCCTCTACACTCAATGTATAGCACCATATTTTCTTAGCCATGTATGAACTCCTTTTATTTAGTTGATAGAACTACTGCAGCATCCTTAGAAAAGGATGCTGTATAGTTTTACCACGCTACACCTGTGATAACCTGTACCCCACCTAGTCTTGAAATACTCCAATCCATACCTAGCTTAAATCTCAACGCTGTAGTATCTGTTTGAAACATACTTCTAACCGGTAAAGCTGTTACTGCACTACCATTACCAATAGGTTCTGCAGGGTTAGCCATAACTACAGTAGCTTGTGTAGAAACTTCAAACTGTGGTGCAAAATCTGTACCAAAACTCATAGCACGATCATCAATCAAAAATACTACATCATCCGGTACATTTGTAGATGTTACGATAGTAAACCCATCTACTAAACCATCTTTTAGAGGATACTGCCCTAGTGCATTTGTTTTTCTTCTCAAATGTCTTGAAATTTTAGGGTTCATTACAATAACCCCACTTTGTCCTAGCTCTACTGCACCCATACGATCCATAGCTGCATCCAAATCTGCTTCTATAGCTGCTATATCTGTACCTGTTGCTGCATTGATATTACCTGCACCTGTTGCTGTTGCATTTTGAAGTCCTGCAGGTCTAGGGTTAGGTAGTCCGGCTACTGCTGCATTGTCTAGGAATGCTGCATCAATAGCTTTTGCAGTATCTTCTAAAATATCAGTTCTTACAATCTGCTCTACATTTGGAGTACTTGATTTAAGAATTTCTGCAGTAAATGTAGTGATAACTGCCATTTTCTTAGGTGTAAGAGTTTGTGTTACAAATGCATCCTCTTTTACCGGAATTGGCTGCCCCTCACCTACGAACCCACCGGAAACATCTGCGCCTGCTTTTCTAGCAGGAATGATAACCGATCTAGCTTTTCCAAACTCAAATTTACGCCCACCAACTCTACCATATACTGTCATAGGGTATAGCGTTTCTAGGAAACTGTCATAACCTTGCTGTACTAAGTTACCTGCCCATTCTGCATCTGTTGTAGTTGCCGGATCAGTTGCAGCTTTTACTAAGTCCTTTAGTCCTTTTGTATCTGCATAGTAAAGTTCTGCTGCAGCTACAGGTGATATTTTTGCACCAAATGCTTTAATAGTTGTTACGATCCCTTTAAATACTAAGCTCTTAGCTTCATCTTCATTTAGCTTCTCTTCTGCAGCTACTACAGTTTCTACTACACCACCTGCAGCTTTTACCTCGATAGCTTCAAACTGCTCAATTCTACCTGTTAGCGTTTTGATCTCATCTGAAAGTTCACTCATTTTTGCTACATCTGCATCTGATAAATCATCTTTTGCATTTAGCTTATTTAGTTCTGCACTCTTAACTGCCATTTTGCCCTGTGCTGCTGCAATTCTCTCTTGTATAGTCATAGCCTTAAATCCTCTTTTTATTGATTTTGTTTTTATGTTTAAGTTATTATCCCCTGCTTTAGTACTGCTGCAATCCCCATTCATGGTACATATTCGCTTTACCTCATCATTCGATAAATAACTAAACTCTTTTGCTAATGCGTTTTGGTTTGCCGGAATTGAAACTAAGCTACACTCAAATAAGTAGTTTTCGTCTAAGTCATAACCTCCAAAGGTGTTAGCTTTGGATTTTTTACTTCTAAACCCTACAGATACACTTTTTAAAATGTCCTGCTCTACTAATTTGTGAAGAGAGTTAATGAAGTCACTCGTACCCACTTCTGCTAATTCAAGATCACCCTGCAGCATCCCATCCTGTACCCTAATGTTTATCCATTTACCTACAGGGTTGGTATGATCGTGAAAAGCTAATACTATGGGGTTTTTGATAAAATCATCTAAATCCCAATTCTGCAATACTCGATCACCATCCCTATCTATATCCGGTGTACTGAATACAAAAGTTTTGCTGCTAGTTTTCTTTGTCTTAGTGTGTAGTTTTTTCTTATCCATGCTGTAATAATAGCATAAAGTATGATACTTTAACAATAACTCTTCAAGTCTATATGTCAAACTTCTAACCTTATCCGGATCACCTATATTTTTTCTAATCTGAATAAGTAAGTTTGCTACCTCATCCTGCAGGTTTGTAAGATCACTTAATAGATTATTTATATTTAGGCTACTCTTACTCACTTTTTTACACCCCTACGATATTTCCTAATAGCTTCTGCATGTGTATCTGCATAGAAGATCACCCCTGCTACCTCATATTTGCCTTTTGATATAAACCTCGATCTTAGCATCATATCCATATCCTTGCATTTATCCACTTTTGGGAATATCTTATTTCTACCCCATCTTAAAAGTCTATTCATGCTTACTCCATTCTTTTAAATTTAGTTTTGAGAATACAATAGTTTTAACTATATCTCTATTGTTAATACCTCTGAATACCAAAAAGGTAACTCCAATAATATTTTCAATTCTACCTATATTCCCTTTTTTATCCTCGATCTTATCATTCACTTTGATATGAACTCCGTTTTTATCCTGCATAGCGTAAACCTTTGGTGCTTTTTTGCTTCCTAAATAGATATTTGGTATCAATACCCATGCTAATAGGTTTTTTACCTTTATGGGCATTCTTATGAAAATTGGTTTTACAGATAGTGCTACATAAACTTGTATCATCTGCACTAAAAAAGTAAAACCGGCATACAATGCATAATCTTTTTTGTTTCATCCAAAAAACTTAAATGCAAATATGTAACCGATAGTGATCCCAAATCCTACTGAAAATGAAATACCTATAAAAATACCATTTAGTAATAGTGCATTATAAAATGCTTTCATTTAACCAACTCCTTTTCAAAGTACATATAAAATCTTTTAGCTGTTACTACTGAACTATCAATAATAACTCTAAGCTCATCATACTTTTTTTTATCTGCCATTTTCTGTTTTAGCATAAGTAGTGCGAAATATGCCCTACCTGCTCTTAGCTTTTTATTCCCTACTCCTAGATAAATGCTTTTCCTGTACTGCAGGGGTACATTTTCAACCCAAAGTTTAATTAACTCCATAGCATACACCACGAAACTTATCTGCTGCTCTTTTATGTGTTTAGCTGTAGGGGTTTCACCTAACTCTTCCAATAGTTTAGCTTCTGCAGCACTAAACCTGCCCATAGTCATATATGATCGTATTCCGGATATTAGCTTCATGTGAATATCCTCTTTTGTCATACCGTCCTCTATAGCTCTTGCTAAATATGCTTCTACTTGAAATAGGATCAGTTTATTAAAAACTATGTAAGGATTTTTACTCACCACCTATTACCATGTTTTTGCGTACTTCTATTTCAACCTCTTTATTCATTTTCATCATTTCCATTTCTGCAATCTCATCATTTTCTGTTTTACTTACAATTTCAAGGTTTTTCAGTTGTGCTACAAATGCACCTGCAAAAAAAGCAGTTCTCATAACTCTAAGCTGTACCTGTGTAGCGCCTTTGGGTGCTACCATACTTCTAAACTTGTACCACTCATCCGTAATAGTTAAAATCTTATCTTGCTCTTTTGTCATATTAATTTACCCTCTAAACTCAATTCCTGTTTATAATGCCGGTGCTTCCTAATTGCTGCAGTATGCTTATCTTTGTCATAGTACTGCTTTGATCCACCCCTATCTACTCTTCTTTGATAATTTGCTTTTTGTCTATCCGGATAGATAACAAAAACTATTAATCTCCTGCTGCAGTTATATTCTGCTGCCAATTCCCTTTGGGATACACCACCCACTTTTAGATACCGGTATCTGATCTCTTCCTTATCTGCATCTGAAAGTTTCGCACTCTTTTTAAGTTTTGTAGGGATTAGCTTCTCTATGTGCTTATATGGCATATGGTGATCCTTTAACTGCTACTGCTACAGTATCTTTTGGTACATTAACATTTTGATAAACCCACCCGAAACAACTTAAAAACTCTATATCTTTTATTTCCGGATTAAATATAACTACATATTCTCTACAATCTACAATATCAGGGAAAAACTTATTAAAAAATTTCCTTTTAAGTCCATCCCTATCTTTAGCTGTGATCTGTTTTTTAATCTTATTTAAGTTCTCTACAGTAAAAGGATTATCGGCACTTGCTGCTACCTGCATGGATCATCCTTTTCAATAATCTCTGTTTTGAAACTTCCTGCAGGTCTATTCATAGAACCCGAAATATTATGCCTTTGTGGATCATCATTATTCAAATGCTGTGCTGCAGCATCCAAAGGTTTTTCAATCCATTGATACCCACAAATATTACAGGTAACTAAGATAGTTTCGTTTGTATCGCTTCCTGTTTTCAGTAGATGCTTGTTACCACCCAAAGTAGCTTCTGACATAATATAATTCGTACCCACATATTCTAGGGATGCATTATCTGCATTACACTTTGTGCATAGCGTATTGATATACTCCGGTGGTGGTGGTGCGATAACCTCATCCTCTTCTAAGTGAACTACTGTTGGTTTTTGGCTTAAATCTCTATATTCTTTCATTTGGTTATCCTCTTTCATACCCATAGGTATTATTCATAATTTCTAGTGCTTCACTATTCCCATACTCTTTTTTTAGATGTGTAAATAATGCATCTGCATCACCTACATTTGCATAAGCATCATCAAAGTACCCATCAACTAAAACCCAACTGCTGCTGCTATCCATACTAAAAAATGCACCACCTAAAACATAAACAAAAAACGCTATTACTAAATATTCCATTCTCATTCCTAATTTTGAATTAATGTATTATTGCATACCTAACCTTAGATACACATTAATACTTTATTGCCTTACCATATCCAAAACTCTCTTTTCACCTGCAGTAACTAATTTTGCTTTATTGGCTATTAGGGTTTTTTTAACTGCTGCAGCATATAAAGTTTCATATAGCGTACCTAGCTCATACAGGGTGATTAATCTATTCAGAGTACCCACGCTATCCATAAGTTCTATTTCCTTGTTTAAGAAGTACTGTACCCCATCTGCATTTAACTTTCCTAGATCATCTGTCAAGTACTCTTCATTATCTCTAAGTGTAGCTATCGCTATTTTAAATTTATGGGATAGCTCTTTACAAAACTTTTCAAGTACTCCTATAGGAATACCATCTTTTGTGTTTTTGTATTTAGAGTGCAGGATAGTTAATCTCTCTCTTCTGTTTATAAAATCTACAGTATCCCTATTATTTCTAATCCACTCTATAAATAATTCCGGATCGCTTACTGTGGATAATGCATCTAGTATCCCTACTTGATCCTGTTGGTTATTAAAATCCAATCCTAGTATATTGGCTAGTCTAATTGAGGTAGTTTTAGATATTTGCATTGTATGCCTTTAGAAGATCATCAAATCCATTATCTTTAGTCCTAGCATTACTCATCATTTGTGCTTCCATCACATCAAACTTATCTCTTAGCTTTTTACCACTCAAAATATTTGCTTTCCAAAAATCACCATCTGCAGTATAAATCCAATCAATACACCCTAACAATTCTGCTTCTGATCTCTTATCAACTCTCATAGCCAAATCAATCTCTCTACTCCATGCTTTTTTAGAGTAGGTTTTAAAGTTAGGTTTTAACGATAAAATCTTATTTTTTAAATGTGTGACTATATTATCTACACTTAAGTTATCTTCCTTAATAGGATATGTCGGAACTTTGTTCATACCCTCATCGGAACTTTGTTCATAGGAACTTTGTTCATAGTCGGAACTTTGTTCATACCCCGAAACTGACATAAAATCTTTGTATCTTTTGGTTACTTTTAGATGCCCTTTTGAGTTACTTTTTAGGTAGTTTTTATCAACTAATCTAAGTCTTATTTTAAAGAAACCTCGCTCTGTAATACCATGATGTGCAGCTAAGTTTTTCTTACTTGCATAGCACCAATTTGTATCACCTGTTAGAAAATCTACATTCTCTAATATCATCATATCGGATGGGTATATCCCCATTTTTTTGCATAGATTAATGTCTATGGTATAGTGATTTTTCATAACAATTCTAACGGACTTTTGATTTTAAAGCATGATGTAGATACCCCGTCCAAAAGGTAAATGATCTGTTATAGCCTTAATAATCCGTCCACTCTTAAGAGTGAATGGATAACCTTTGGACGGGTTATTAAAGCTACTTTAGAAGTAAGCAGGAAACCTCTACAGATGTAAAAGTTTCATGTGTATTATAGTGTGTTTATCCTTTATTGTCAATTAACCGATCAAACTATCCAAATCTACAGTTTCATCTACATGCACCCCTGCTCTACCTATTGCCATAGCTAACGCTACTGCACCATCTATTTTCTCCATAGCCTTAGATTTATCCATTTTTACATTATCTGCTGCATCTGTAGTGATCGCTACATTTGCTATATTCCAATTCAGTACAGGGTTATTACCATGATTTAATAGTTTCTGCAGCACTAACGCTTCAATCTCTTTTACAGGTGAACTCATAGATTTATAACCCTGCCCAAAACCTACCATAGTCATACCCTTCTGCTCTAAGTTTGTTACTAAGCTGTGGCTATTCCATCTATCAAATGCCATTTCTCTAATGTCAAACTTTGCAGCATCATCCAAAATTTTATTTTCTATCACCTCATAATCTATAACATTACCCTCTGTGGTGGTGATCCATCCCTCTCTGATCCAATCTAAGTAAGATACCTTATCCGTCCTAGATCGCTCTATAGCGTTTTCAGATGGTATGAAAAACCGGCATAAAGCATCATAGCTACCATCACCATTAGGAAATACATAAACTATAGCTGTAAGGTCTGTTACAGATGATAAATCTAGTCCACCGTAACACTCCCTACCTACCAAATCCTCTTCTGTAAACTCTTTTCTGTTGGATGCTAACCAATCTGTAGATTTAATCCATGTTACTGCAGCATCCACCCACATACATAAATGCTTAGTCTTAAATGATACCTCTTCTGTAGCGCTGTGTAGTGCTTTTGTGAACTTATCTCTAAGGTAATCAAGCTTTACCCCATATCCTATAGCCGGATTAACCTTGATCCAATTCTCTTCTAAAGTCCAATCATCTTCAAGTGTAAGTGAATAATCCATTAGAAAAACACTATCATCTTTTATCGTACCATCCATAACCTGTTTAGCGTATGCCAATAGCCGGTAAAAGAAACCATTTTTATTGTAACCTGCAGTAGTGATAATAATACTCAAAGGTTGATCTCTATGCGCCATACTCTCACTCATAACATTATAAAGTTCTGCAGATGGGTATGCATGTGCTTCATCACTTGTTAGTACAGATGCTTTTAATCCATCTTTTGTACCTGCAGTAGATGAAAGTACTTTAAATAAATCCACAAATGATCCGGCTATGGTTTCTATGGATTTTGTGGACTTCCAAACATTTACCCTTTTAAAGAGTGCCGGTGCTTGTTTTAGCATAGCCACGATAGCAGCGTAAAGTATTGTAGCCTGTTGCGTTTCAGATGCGATAACATACTGCTCTTTTTGCTTCTCATCATCCCCAAAATATAGCCATAGGTTGATAGCTGCCAAAAGTTCAGTTTTACCCTGTTTTCTAGGTACAAAAAGTATTACAGTTTTATGCTTCCTGTACCCATTTTTATGCTGCATTACTGCCAAAGTTTCTAAGATAAATTCTACTTGAAAAGGTAGTAATTGAAAGTTGATACCACCTAATGCACCACCGGTATGTTTTAAAAGAGATATGAATTTTATGATCTTGTTTGCTAATGGTACATCTAGGTAAAATGGTGTACCCTCATACTTCTTTTCTACCTCTAATATAACTACCTGCGCTTCTGCTATTACCGTTTCACGATCCCTAACTTCTACTTTGGTACTATCCATTTATCAACCCTTCCATTTCATCTATTTCATGTTTTGTGGGTGGGTTCATTTTTGACATACTTTCCGGTGTAAATCCTAAACTCTTTTCATAACTCATTACCTGCTTTGTAAACACTTCATACATTTTCAGATAAATAGTATTATCCTCTGATAAACCCAACTCATATAGGTATTTCTGCTGCATTTGGGATGCTATGGCATATCTCAAAATAACACCCTTATCTGTTATCTCCAAAATACCCATATCATCTAATCTTTTGGTAGCTCTCATAATCTCCTGCTTTCCAAAATCATTTAGTATTTCCGGATTATCTTCATTCTCTTCACAAAACTGTTTAACTTCCTTATTTGGTGGTGGTGGTACAGGTATATTCTTTTTATCATGTCTTGTAACTCCATTAACATCTACATTTTCATCATACATAGATACTATATCCCTAACCTGTCGCTCATTAAACACCAAATAACCCTGCCTATTCTTAGTTGCAGATAACATGCCCTTTTTCTTATATTTCATAACAGTTTTTCTGCTGCATCCTATGTAACCCATCACTTCTTTTAATAACATTTTTATCTCCTACTTTGCGCTGTGGTGGGGTGTTGTGATATGATACCGGTTACACCCCACCCCCTATTATAGCACACAAAAAAATATAAC